CCCTCCCACATCTTCGGAAAAATCCCCGCCCGTGGTGTCCGTGCGCGTCTTTCCCGTGGTGGTCGTCATATGCGCCCCGGCTGTCGTGTTGATGTTGCCGAGGGACGCCAGATCAGTCCGCGCCCCGCCGATGAGCGTCAGGTTCATGGCTTCGACCTGTTTATTCCCGCCCACGGCCTCGACGGAATGCTCCCGCACTGTCCGGGTTTCCGTTCCGATAACGGCGGTCGACTCCTGAGCGGACACAATGCGCTCCCGGCTTTCGTCTTTGATACGGGCCTCCGTTTTCCGGCTCCAGTTCCCGTCCGCGTCCGCACGCTGGAAGGTAGTAGGCGTGCTCTGCCAGAGCTGTTCGCCCTGCGCGACGGCGGGCAGGGATACCCCGAACGGATAGACCTGCCGGATGATCGGATGGTCGGGCCGTCCGTAGGCGAAGCCCACCACGACCTGAGCACCGGGTTCCGGAAAGCTGAACAGCCCCTTTTCCTGCCCGGCCCCGCTCTGCACTGGCAGGGGAACAGCGGTATAGACTGGAAAAGCCGGATCAGGTTCGCCATCCGGGGTCAAAATCTGAATGTCCACGGCAAAACGCGGGCGGAACCGCTCCGATGCGGCCCCCTCCCCCGGAGCGTCCGCCACGGCGACAACCCGCGCATAGCGATCGAGGTGCAGTCCGGCCCCCAGTTCAGGAAACAGCGCAATCATGGCCCGCTTGATAGCCTGTTTCATGCGTCCTCCCGCGTCTTGAGGGTCATTTGATGCCCGGACAGATGAACCAGCGTCACCCGTTCGCCGTTGAGCACGACGCCGGGCCGCATGGCGGGCATGGGCGGACAGCTTTTCCCGCCGTCCGCCGTCACGTTCCGGAACACGTTTCGGGGAAGCTCGACGGGGCGCGAGGGCCAGCGCGAGTCCTCCCAGCTTCCAAGCCAGACGGAGCCGTCCCCGGTCGCCTGCCAGATGTAGTCCGAAATCTGGAATGCCCCGCCGATGTTCGCCAGTCCTTCAAGCCCTGTCCCCAGCATGTTGAAAGCCGGAATCTTTGTATCCATGTAGGGCCTTTCGGGAAAGAGGAACCGCAAGCCCGTGGCGTTCGCGTACTCCGTCAGAACGTCACGTAGGGTCGGGTGACGCAGGGCAAGGGGGATCGCCTTGTCCATACGTGCGGACATTTCGCGGCACATGAGCCGGGCCTGCGTATCGTCAACAGGCAGGTACCGCTCGACGAACCCGGCAAAAAACAGCGTGTCCGCATCGTCGACGCCGTATCCCATCGTAAACAGAACTTCCCCTGAAACAGGTTCGGACGTCGCAACCTGAAAGACAGCCCGTCCCGGCGCAGACAACTCCAGCCGGACGTCTTCACTGACAAGGGGCAGGCTGCCTGTAGGTGTGAGGAGCCTTTTGCGGATTTTCATTCATAGTCCCCGATGGCGTCGTTCGCCTTTTTGAGCAGCTTGTAAATCCAGCCCATTTCCTTCTCGGCCTGCTCCGCCGGCGCGATAGCCCCTTCCCCGGCTGCCGGCGACGATGACGCCGCCGTAAGCGGTTTATCCGCCTTCCGCGCTTCCGCCCGCTCCGGGACGGACTTGTGTTCAGCCAAGGTAAAAGACACGTTCCAGCACCGCCTCCCCTCCTGTTCGTCCCAGCTCACCCGGTCGGCAAAGATCACCTGCCTGATTCCGGCGGCGTTCGCCGTGGTGTTGGTGATTGTGTAGACCTTTCCGGACTCGCCGGAACCCTTGGCCTCTGAAATACGGATAAGCTCCCGCAAGTCAGCTTCGTCCTGATAGCGGATCTGCGTCGTAACGGTCAGGGTCTTGCCTTTGGTGCCCTTGTCGGCTTTCGTCGTCGAGCTGGTTTCACCGGACGCATCGGCCTTCTTGAGCTGAAAAGCTCCGGAAACGCGCAAGCCGAAACCGGGCACGGTGTAATCGTCCAGTCTCAGGAACATCATGGGCAGGAAAACCTCCTTGAAAAAATCGAGCTGGGGCGCGGGCCCAAACCAGATCAACGCGGCTGTCGCCTTGTTCGCGGGGGATGCGGGCGGCGTCACGAGGCGCAGATCACGGCCTATTTCGTCCAGCGTCCCCGTCAGATAGCTTCCGAACCAGCTTGCGCCGGTGCCCTGTATCGTGTCTTGCAGGTCTTTGACTTGCTGCAGCACGCCGTCGAGCCGGGCCTGCATCCGTTCCCCCGCCTGTTTCAGCACCTCAAGCGGAGAAAGGGCCGCCGCCTTCACGCTTTCGATCTGCGCCAAGAGCGCACCGGCGGTCTTCGTCGTCCCCGCCCCCTTGCCGGACGTCCCCGGCGTCGAGGGGAACCAGCCGGGATAGACCGGCGCGGTCGGGATGACGAACTTGTCCAGCTCCAGCGTCATAAGCGACTTCGCCCGCCGTGCTGCCTGTTCGACATCCGGAAGGGGGAAGACCTGAGAAAAGGAACGGAGGGATTCGGAAAACGAGGCCAAATCCGGGCACGAAAACAGGAGCACAACGGCGGCATTTCCATCAAGCATCCCGGATGATGCCGCACACCGTTCCCCCAGAGCCGCCAGCGCCTTTTCCGGGGTGAGCCATGCGTAATCCCCGGCCCGCTCCCCGATGCCCTGTTGCCACGGATGCACGCACAGAGCCTGAACCTGTCCAGCCATCATGCCCTTGAACTTGTCCCGCAGGCTGTCCGCCATGCCCGCGAGTTCCGCCGCGTCCGGGATATTGTTCGGAACCTTCCCGGCAAGCGAGAGGACAGACTCCGCGCCCGACCGCATATCCGAAAGCGCCCCCCGCACCGCCGGGGTAAGGCTGTCCGCCAGTTCGGAGATCGACGCGGACGGCGCGAACGCTACGCCGTTCCAGAGATCGAAATTCGTGGGCATGGTCCTCCCCTGCTACTGTTTTTGAATCAGGCACAACGCATAGTACGGGTTCATGACGCTGATCGCCTTTGTGGTAATCGTGTGGCTGTGCCCGGAGTCGGTGATGTCATGACAGTGTGCTTCTGTCGTAACCGTGTGCGTATGCCCCGGATCGGTTACACCGTGTCCGTGCTGTCCCCCGCTTGCCGAGTGTGTATGGCCGGGATCGGAAACACCGTGACCATGTGCTGAACTGTTGCCTGTCGCATTCGTCCAATTCGTTTGTGTCCGCTGCGTATCACCCGGCCCCATTGGATAACTGGTGCTTGAGCCGTTATCCGCGCATGTCGTAATTGAGTGATTATGGTTCGGAAGAGTATTCACATCCAGCGTTGTGCCTTGGATGCCGATACCTGTCGCAGCTACCCCCGTAGTGATGGCCACAGAAGCGTTCTGGATACTGATCCCGGTCTTGGCGCTTCCAGCCGTCCCGCTGGGGCAGGCATTGGCAAGGCTGATCCCGGTCTTCGCCGTCCCCGCCGTCACTTCCGGCGTTACAGAAGCAGCGCCGCCCGTAGCGCCCGGAGAGTATTTCCCGCCCGCGCCGATGATAAACCGATCCCGCAGATTCGGGGTGCCATTCGTTCCGTCGCACAAGAGCCAGCCTTTAGGGATATTGTCAGCCGTGCCGCTCCACATCAGGATGACGCCGGAAGGCACCAGAAAGCCGGACATTTCAACAAGCCGCGTCTTGATCTCATTGATCCAGCGTACAGTCTGGGGGAACGCCATTACAGCACCCCCAAAAGTTCGCAACTAAAGGTCTCTCTCTCTCTCTCTCTCTCTCTCTCTCTCTCTCTGCATGAGTTCCTCCTCTACGCCTTGACCGGAAGGGCAGGTTCAACAGGCCACGGACATGCGGGGTCGCCTTCGCCCTGCCACGGGAATCCCGGCTGGGCGGGAAGATCGCGCAGGGCTTGGCGGTATGCCAGCCACTCTTGATAGCCCGCATCGGTAAGGGCCGTCTCTTCTCCATTGTCGAGCTGGTCACGGTGCCGCTCGACGATCCACGCGCTTTCTTCAAGACGGCGATCGCGTTCCGCTCGGATGCGGGCGGCGCGGGCTTCCGGCGCGTTGTACGCGGCGACGCGGGCGGCTTCGGCGGCGGCTGCCTCGTCTTCGAGCCGGGCCTTTTCCGTTTCCCATGCGGTAACGAACGGGGCCACGTCTTCCGCGTAATCCCCCTCAGTCAACGGGTGGTTCATGTCGTCAAGGAACTCCATGTGCCCCTCCCCATTGTGCCACTGGACGGCATGGAGGTTTTCCGGTGCCGCAAAGTCAAATTGCAGAGCCTCTCCTTCGACTATGATCAAACGATCGGAAGGGACTACCGTAACGTGCTTTTTCATATCCTCGCCTTTCGTTAAAGTTTCTTGATGTAGAACAGGGCCACATAGGGCGGCATGACGTCGATCGCCTTCGTGGTAATCGTGTGGCTGTGCCCGCCGTCAGTGATGCCGTGACCGTGCGCCGCTGTCGTGACCGTATGCGTATGCCCCGGATCGGCAATGCCGTGACCGTGCGGGTCTGAGCCGACCGCGTGGGCGTGACCGGGATCGGATACGCCGTGCGAGTGCCCCCAACTGTTGCCTGAAGCCGTAGAGGTGGCATACCCATCTGGAGGCTGTCCTGAGCCAGAGTCGTTTAAGCTGGTATCTGAACCTTCGGAACGATCCGAAGGAGTTTGATGCGTGTGATTCGGCATTGTGTTCCAATCAAGCGTCGTTGCCTGAATGCCGATCCCTGTACCTGCTGCCCCTGTCCAGACATTGAGGGTCGCGTTCTGAATACTGATCCCCGTTTGGGAAGTCCCCACAGACACGGACGCCGTTGCCTGTTGCAGGCTGATCCCGGTCTTAGCCGTACCCGCCGTCACGTCCGGCGTTGCCGATGCCGCGCCGCCCGTAGCGTCCAGCCCGTATTTTCCGCCCGCGCCGATAACGAACCGATCCCGCAGATCCGGCGTGCCGTTCGTGCCGTCACAGATTGCCCAGCCCTTGGGAACCGCGTTGCTGGCCCCATGCCAAAGGATGACGCCCCCACTTGGGACAAGGAAAAGCCGCACCTGTGAAAGGTTGTTCAGAATCTCATTGATCCAGCGCACTGTCTGGGGAAACGCCATTATCGTACCCTCACCGCGATGTCGTATTCCACCGGTATATCGTCATGCCACTGAACAACGGTCGACATACTGCCCTTGTTCCCAACTTCCTTATATTGGGCGTGCGCGGGGTCTTCCCCGGCGCTGCACTGTTCTCCAGCAAGGTAAACATCCAGCTTTTTCGAGCCGACTTCATACCGGGGAACCGCCCAATCCGTGTTTGCGGGGATGACCGCCGAACGGGTGCCCCCGTATGACAGCAACTCGCCTTTGGGCGCGGTCAATCCCGTCAGCACGCCGCCGTTCTTCCGGCTGTCCCCGAACGCGGGCGGGCGAAGATCGATGACGTCCCCGGTCGTGTTGATGGTGGCGAGCTGCACCCTATAGTGCATGAGCCCGGTTTCATCGGCGGCGGTTCCCACCTCCGTCTCCGGCTCGACCACCATAGGAGAGGCGTAGGCCACACGATCGGAACCTTCCGGCTTCAAGCAGACGTCAAGCCAGACGTCCGCAGGCGTAAACGTGGCGACAACGGGCATGGACTCGACCAACTCGGCACGTATCCCGCCGATGTAGCCGTACCCGGTCATGAGCGCGTACTGTCCGCCGTTCCGTGTCACCTTCCAGCCGTCTCCGTCGAACCAGCCCATGCCGTACAGGTCAAAGTTCGAGAGGCGCTCCCTCTCGTCGATGCCGCCCAGCCGCCGCGTGAAGTCGAGCTGCCAAACCTCCGCGCTGATCGTGATGCCCGTCAGCTCACGCGCTCCGGAGAACTCGATAAGGAAGTTGC